TCATACTGCTTTTTTACCAACAATGATCCACTCTTTACCGCGGTCATCATTGTATCTGTCAGTCATTTTCATTGTTTTGTGGCCCAATAGTTTCTGGGTGTCTATCCCTTGCTCACGATACAAGCGCTCGGAAAGAGATCTCTGTTCATGGAAAGTCGGAGCTGTTCCCTCTTCCCAGGTTAGACCGCTTTTATCCCGTGCTTTCTTGAACGTTGAAGTAAGTGTCTTGGCTGACACTTGGTCACCACGACTAGCCTGTGAGGTGCTATGGCGAAAATGAACAAGGTATTTACTCACCACAGCATCTCTACATTTTGAAATAACATCACTCAGAGTAATATTTAACGCTTCATTTCTGAGAGAAAGGGGAATGGCTAATCGGGTTCCTGTTTTCTCCTGCTCAATATGCAGCATATCATCCCATACATCCGAAAACTTCATATTGCAAATATCTCCGAGGCGTTGCCCTGTTACAATGGCAAGCAACATCCCACATTGTAAATAAGGTTGTTGTTGTTCGGCGGATGTATAAATAGCCTTCCATTCCTCCAGAGATAGCCTTTGTCTGCTTATCTTGTTTCGTGGCTGTTTCGTTGCTTGGGCTGGGTTGTATCCTGGCGGAACGTGACCAGCATGTTGAGCCTCCTTAAAAACATCTATTAGTACCATGCGTACAACTTGAGCCATCCTGTTATGACCCTCTGCCTTAACAGCATCTGTTATTTCGGAAATATCAAGTGCTGTTATATCTTTTAGATATTGCATTCCACAATGTTCCCGAAAAAGACGGATTGGTTTAGCTTTCTGTCGAAAAGAGTTAGGGCGCAGCTCGTTGTGTTTCAATCTTTCCTCCTGCACCAATTCATATTTGTCGAGCCATGAAGAAACTGTAATATCCGTGCGGTTTCCTTTCATGCGAGCTAGGCGCTCGTTAATACCAAGGATCTGCCTGGTGCGCTGCTCTGCAATAATAGTATTTGCTTCACTTGCCACCTGCTTTGCTTCAGCTTCGTCCGTGCCGAGGCTGTGAAAACGACCAGATATCGGGTGTTTGTATTGCCAGTAAACCTTTCCGGTACGTTTATCAAGTTTGCAATATAGGTTTGGAATAGTGATTTTATGGGTACGCGGTCTAGCTGCCATCGCTAATTATCCGTCTCAGTTTTGGGTTAACATTTATTGGAAGTTGCGGTTCAGCAACTACACCTATAAAACGAGCTTCTTTGTCAACCATCCAGCGCCGTCCGACTCTCATCGGTGGTGGCGCTATCATCTGACCTTTAGCGTATTTTTTTAATACTCGCTCGCTAGGGGCTTCACTGCCGAATTCATCTTTCGCCCATTCGAGTAAAGAGACCATACGTGACATTTCTTCTCCACATACCGGCTGCACCCGGTTATCGAACGTTATAAGCACATGACGAGCAACCACCACGAATCCCGTCATTACATCTTCTGCATAGCTGGTGGTCTCGATCATCCTTACCTGTTTCGTACATCTTCAGTTTGGCAATCACCGTTTTAGATTCTGGGAGAATCTGTTTGCGAAGGTTTGCAACTTCATCGGCTAATTCCATAAGACGGCAATGAAGGTCCTTTGCTTCATCCTTATACCAGGCTAAATCATCCCGCATACGCCCCCATCGCCGGCGCTTTAATTTACTTGGCATCAGTCATCATCCTCATCATCGTCGTCATCGCAGGATGCGAGCAATGGATTCATTCGCCGCCCTACCTGGCAGGCGTACCCGCGGCGACCGAGGTTGTGTAGCACGCTGTAGATTTCGAACATTTCGGTTCGCTCATCACCAATATCAAGCTCACAGGCCAGCGCGTGGCATTCAGTAGCGAGCGCCGATATCTTCTGAAGCAATTCGACTTTATTCACCTTTCACCTCCTGCGGGGCGGCTGCGAGCATGGCTGCGCGGCAGGCGTCCCAGATTGTTTGAGCATTGGCATCGCAGTCTACGAACCCGCCGCATTCCTGATAGATAACCTGATAAACACTGCGCGGTATTTTCACCGGCACTACCGGCACTACCGGCTCTGGAGGTGCGGCGTAGAGCGGCTCATATCCATGATCGAGAGGCGATGAACCGTCTTGATAAAAAATAGAGGATACGCAGCAGCCGGTAAAAGGTTGTCGCCATGCCACCGGATCACTGTCCATTGCGGCCAGCGCCATGCGGGCGAGATACGATGCCTCACCACACTGCACGTGATCGGTTTCAATAATTTAGAGTAACTGCTCTCTGGTTATGGTTGATTTGGTCATTGGTTGGCTCCTTCTGCTGCCCGGTTAACTATCACGCCGTCGTATACTTCTTTGAGGTGGCCGCGTAAGTCCATGCGACGGAGAGCGCTAAACATGTAATCGCATTCCGCCTGTTTGTTAGCCTGAAATGGCTTGCTGTCCCGGTTAACCCACTCCCAGTTTCCAGGCCAGCCGTGAACCTTCTTAACCCGACCTTTGACCACGTGAAGCAATCCCCAGCCAGGCTGCAAATCCTCAATATTTACGATACCCGGCTCACTAATCATGAAACGCCAGTCTCCCATGCCCTTCTCGGGTTCAACACGGAAAGGCTTCTTGCGGTCGGCCAACAAGTCAGAACGAGAGCATTTAGCCTCAATCAAACAACTGGCCCCATTGCGAAAGCCGATTGCATCAGCCTGCTCACCGTATGGCGTCCATGCTCGGAACCGGTCATGAAAGGCCACCTTGAAACCGTTGTTTTGCAGAAAACGGCAGGCTATCTGGCAAAGTTCATCGTGTGTCAGTGCCATCACTCATCCTCTACCTTGATGCCTGCTGTACGGAGTGCGCCATTACATGCACTAATGGCCTGGTTCCAAACTTCCGTTTCTGACCATAGCAGGCTTCCTTCGTACTCCTCCGGGCAAAATCTTTTAGGCAGCTTCACGGTGCGGGACTCCAGCTCGGCGATGCGCTGGCGAAGTGCTGCAATCTCCATCTCTGCAGCATCGACATAATGGACGTTTTCATGCTCCAGCGGCGGCAGATCTGGAGTGTTCACACCAAACAGCGCCGCCAGTGCTCGATAGTTCAGCTCACTGTGATAGCGGCCTTTGCAGCGGACCAGCTTCTCGGCTGCTGCGTTGATGGCCTGCGCCTTCTCCAGCGCCTCTACCAGCGCATCAATCTTGTCTTGCTGCGCTTTCCACGCAGTTTCTGGGTCTGCGCATTCCGCAAAATGCTCTTCGCCTTCACCACAGTGCGGACAATAGCAATCTGAATAATCACCAGAGTCGCCCATAGGTTCGCCACCACTCAATTCACTGCTGGGATAAATTTTTCCACAGTCGCACTCAACCAGGTAATACGGATAGTCGACAGTACGGCCACGCAGTTGCGCCAGTTCGGTGATATCAGTCATGGCTGGCCTCCTTACCGCGGCTAACAGACAAGTTTTTATTCACGATGGCATCCATCAGATGTGCTGCAGCCGCCTTTTGAGCAGATACATTCGCAATGACCGTTGGCCTGGCTTTCTCACAGCTGGCACAAATCCCGTCCCATGATGAAATGAGGAAAAAATCTTCGCGCTCGGCAATGCCGGTATTCATTACCAGGTCCTCAATCATCAGTGTGACCCCGCGAACTCCCCGGCCTTCGCTTAACCGCTGCACTGCGTAGCCGAAGGCGTTAATCATCACTGCATGGAACTGGATGTATTCACGTTTGTACTCTGCCTGGTTCGTACCTTGGCGAATATCATCTAAACCAGTCAGCATTAGCCACGCATTCCACAACCCTTCAAGATCATCCTTTGAGCAGGAACCTGAAAATTTTGCCGTGGCATCACTTAGGGCTTTGAAGCTCACCCACTTATCACTTTTCGCGGGAACGACGTTATGCTCAAAATCGGTGACTTCAGAAAAGACGTCGTGTGAACTGATTAAGCTGACCATCTCCTGCGCGTTCTTATCGCGCCCGTTATAGGCCATGTTGATAGCCGCAGATGGCTTCGAAACATTGTTGTTAATGTCCGAGAAAAACTGCTGCCGCGTCTTCAGTGGCAACTGGAGAGTAAGCATCATCGGAACATGGATAGGTTCATCAATGGTGCGGCAATACTCAGCAATCCCTGCTGCGCGATGTTGACCATCAAACAATTTAATCTCTGCATCCATCGGGAAACGGGCCACCCCGACATTAGTGTTTCCGAACTCTTCGAATTCAACATACGAGTCGCAGTTACCTACAAGCGGCGGAATAATGAATGGTTCCTTATTCTCGTATGCTTCAACGAGATACTGATAAAACTTTTTCGCCCTGGCGGGGTTCAGTTCTCGCTGAGATCGATCAAGGGTGTCGCCGTAGTTATCGCTGGCGAGGACTCGCGTTAGTGTCCGCGCAGGTACTGTCAGCATCAGGACAATTGAATCCCCCTGAGTTCCACGCGACGCCGGAAATTCAAAGAAATGATCGCCTATTTTGCTCATTATGATTCCTCCCCAAGCACCCAACGAAGTGCGCTTGCATACTCACCCTCGGCAGATTCCAGGGCTTTTGTGATTTCTTTGCGGGTTTTCAGGCGCGGCTTTGCATCCCCGAGTATCTGACGCTGACGCCGGGCTTTTTCATGGCCGGTTGTGCCAGCAGTTGCCGCTTCGATTTCAGAGACCTTCTCCCGCTGTTCTTCGGGTTTAAGTGATGCCAGCTGACGCGCCTGGGTAACGGTGACCGTTCCGGACTCCACTGCATCGCGAACAGCCTGGGTGGCATCCAGCAGTGACAGAGTTGCGCGTACGGTTTGGACACTCACGCCAAACATCAGCGCTAAATCGTCCTCGTCGTGCCCGCGTTCCAGCGCATCAGCCATTTTCTTTGCTCGGCCCAGTGGCGTATCTGCCTGGCGGATTTCGTTAGCACTTACCATCGCCTGCGCCATGCGAACGGCGGAGCCACGTTTAGCAACTGCTGGAACCAGTAACGGTTCTTTACCCTCTTTCAACAGTCGCTTGTTGGCTTCCAGTGTATGGCGCACACGCTGGCGACCATCGACTACACAAGACAGCCCTGTTTCCGGGTCTTTCCAGACGATAATCGGCTCAAGAACGCCCTGGTCCATGATGTTCAGCACCATTGCCTCGCTGATAGGAAGGTGGATACGCTCATCGTAAAGCGGGTGCGTTTTGTCGGTAACCAGATGCAGGTTTTCAGGTTCGAACGTCAAAACGTTCGTTTTGCCACTGGCGCCGTATACAAGCTTTGAGTCTTTAGCCATTTTTCACTTCACCTTTTTTCTGTTCGACCTGCTGAGACCATTTTTCAATCAGCCGGATTTTCGATTTGCTCTTGCCACCAGCCCAGTAGCTATCCTGTACGCGGAGATGTCCGTAAGGGCATCTCAGGGCCCCCGAACAGGCGCCAGCCTGGTAATCCCGAAAATAAAACTCCGCAGCTGAACCACAGACCGGGCAATCAGGTATCTCTCGCATCACCGGGTCACCTCGCGGATTTTCTGGAATTTAGTGCCGTGGTGCGGATTGCCAGGATTAGTAACCTTAGAATTCATAAACCCGGCGGCCACCAGACGCTCGCAGCGGTAGCGAGGGCGATCAACAAAACCTGCCAGGGACTGCCACTCAATCCAGACGCCAACCGGCACCGACTGGAGCAACTTGATATCCAGTTCTGTGAGTTTGCTGGTTACCGCTACGGGCTCGGTACTTCCACCAGGCATCCAGTAGCCATTCAGGTTTTGCGCTTTGCCTTCGCGCTCCAGCACCATCAGGCGGGCCAGCATTTCAGGTGCTGTCAGGTCGAAATAGACAGCCAGCTCACGACAGGTGACTTTCTCCAGCTCTTTCAGCACGTCAGTAATTTTTTCCATCAGAGATATCCTCACGGTTAAATTTGTTAACCCCGAAAACCTTTTGGGATGTCGGTATCCAGTTTGCTGCTCACACCGAACGAGCTGCCGGTTGCCAGGTTTGCCGGGCATAACTTCAGAGCCAGCTCCTGCCATTTGCTGCGTAGGGTTTTCACGGATTGAACTCGGGAGCACCAGAACTGATCGCGCTGAATGCGCTCAATCATGGTGCGGATTTGGTCATGGCTGCAGCCATGCTCCAGGCGCAGCATGCAAATTTCTTGCGCCCAGGCTACGAAGTTCGGCTCTCTCGGTTTTGCCAGAGTGCCGTCGAACTCTGCTGCGCGTTCGTACAGCTCGATGATGGTCGACCAGAACCACGTAGCGAGGTCGAAATCATCATCGGTAGCGTCAGGAATGACTGCTTCCGGGATGGCGGTTTCACGCACTGGCTCAGCAAAGTTATCCACAGGAGAAATCTCTCCCGCGTGGTTTTTATGATCTGTATGTAATGATCTGTTTTTAAGATCTGTATAGAGATAGGATTCGGCTTGAGAGCCGATTCCAGGATTCGGCTCATGAGCCGTTTCCATTCGGCTCTTGGGACGAATGCATTCGGCTTGAGAGCCGATTCCATTATTTTCAGTAACTTGCTTCGATTCGGCTTTTGTGCCGTTTCCATTCGGCTTATAAGCCGTTTCCATTACTTTCAGTGACTTATTCCCATTCGGCTCTTGAGCCGAATCCAGTATTTGCGGGAATATCCGGGAAATGAGCGCTTCCTGGTCAATTCGGTAATGCTTTTTGGGTGTTCCACCCACCTGGCGAAGCTCTTCTTCGATAACGCCCGACAGGTACTGATCCGTAATTTTGAACATCGCTTTTCGGACAACATCGCCATCTTTAGCGCGTACCTCTTTCGCAAGCGCCGCATGCTCCTTGTAAAACCAGCCATCATCCAGACTCGACTTACCCGACCAGAACACCAGCTGATTGAGAATCGCTGCCAGCAAATGCTGCTGCCTGTCTCCTGCAAAGAAATCCAGATACGGGCCGGGAATCGTTATGCAGTTCCCCTGCCCTGACATGGCCTGAACAATTTCAAAGACCTGATTGCTCATACCAAAACCTCATTGTGTAGCCGTAAAAACTCACGTAACCCCATCCAGCCAACAGTTCCGCAGTCTCTCCGATAGGAAACGTCTTTCTCATTTGCCGTGAGTACCGTCACCATGTGCCCCTTGTGTCTGTGCTGAAAGCGTGCTCCCGCCTTGGGTATCCCGTTACTTGCGCAATCCCCTTCGGATGGCACATACGCCGGATAAGCCTTTTTAAGGCGTGCAATCAATTCAGCAGCAGACTGGTTACACATAGCCACCTCCGGAATCAGTGGTACTTCGGCACTTCAACAGCTCCAGGCTGATAAGCCTTGCTGTAGACGGCTTCAATAGCGTCATCGTGAGCATCAATTGCCGTTCCAATAGCGTGCTGAGCCGCAAGCAGCGCCCGGCGCTCAATGGTGTCGTAGATGCTTAGCCGGTGACGGATTTCACGCGGCAGAACACGCAGGATTGCCGGGAACAGCAAACGGATTTTCTCGCGCTGTAGTTCGGTCTCACCTTTCAGCCAGCGGTGGAAAATGTTTTGCTGGTTACTCCAGGTTTTCCCCGGCACCAGGCGCAGTTGATCGCCACCAATACGTGCATATTCTTCAGCGATAGCATTTGCCGCGAACGCCTGACCAACTTCCGCAGCCCATGCCAGCAGGACCATTTCAACGTGCTCGTGTTTGATTTCCATCAATCAGACTCCTTCCGGCGCTTGGTGATAATTTCTTCTGTAAGCCCACTAATTGGCGTGGGGTGAAGATCTGGGCGAAGTTCATGAGGTGTGACTACCCAGCCCCCCATACGGCAGAGCGGGATAACGCGATCGCTGGGGACACAATTACGGTTAATCCAATTTGCTACTGACTGGCTCGACTTGAAGTTGAACATTCGGGCGACGTAGGACACGTTACCAATCGCTTTAACGGCCTTTTCCGTAATGTTTTTGTATGGTGTAAGCATTCTTACCTCCTGTTAGTTGGTAAGTAGAGAATGCTACACAAAGTAGAGAATTGCAACTACTTAAAATAGAAATGACTAAAAAGACGCTCTGCCGTAATCTTCTACCTATGGTAGAAAAAACGAATAAACATCAAGACTTCGCAGATCGACTTAACTTAGAGATGAGTAAAAAAAACTTGTCTGTTAAGCAGTTAAGTCTGGCGGGACAAGTAACTTACGAAATGGCTAGGCGGTATACGCTCGGCACGGCCAAGCCACGCGATGAAAAGCTGATAAGAATTGCGGAGTGGCTAAACGTACCTCCCGCATGGCTGGACTACGGGGCTACTGAGGCTGCTACTGAATCCGACACTGTTCAGGAAATCGGCACAGATTTCCATTACGATAAGCCTGATGAATCAGAGTTCGCCAACCTTAGCGATGAGGAAAAACGCTTGCTCCGGGTATTTAGAAAATTCCCCGATGCAGAAGCTAACAACATGCTCCTAGCCTTTGAGATCCGCTATAAGAAGCTCCTAGAATTTTACAGCGAGTACGCTGATCCTGACAAAAAATAGCTAACGCCCACCACTAACAAAACCCAGCTCTGCTGGGTTTTTTTGTGCCTACCCCTCACGAAAGCAACTCATAGTAGACATAAATTTCTACTTTAGGTGTTGACCAATCTACTTTATGTTGTATTCTTCTACTTATCGACACAACGGTGCGATAGGTTAAACGTTCCGCTACCCGGCGATAAGGGCTAACTAAACGAGGTAAGTATGAGCAAATTAAGACTCTTGAAGGTCACCGTTCGGAAATCCGGCAATCCCGTTTACTTCGGTCGTACCCGCGTTGCACGCAATGCGCAAAAAGAAGTTCGCCTTACCCATGGCCGTACCCTGTCAACTGGCTGCATTGACACAAAACAGCGCTACCTAAAACTCACGGCCATCTGATTTTTCAGGTTGGCCACCTTTGCAACAGACCTTGCAATGCAGTGAATGCGGCTATGCGCACGCGGTTCAGTTAAAGCAGTACCACTTGTTTCCCAAAGTGGGGTGGAAAGAAAGCTGCCGATACCAGTTGTTAACTGGCTGGTATCACCGGGAGGCACCCGGCACTGAATTGCAAGGTCTGTTGGTACTCAAATTCACATGACAGTGAGGGTAGCAAATGATCCGCGAACATGAAGTTCCTGCATGGCATCGGTTCTGCATAAAGGTTGCCTTGTTTTTGGCTGTAGTTGTCGTTATCAGCTTCCCATTCTGGAGTAACAAATGAGCAAAAACGGCATTCGTTCCCTGGTAATCGCGCTGGCCATCGGATTGGTTTTCTGGAGTGGGCTGGCTGTCGAAATTATGTATATCAAAGGGGTGTTCAATGGCTAATTTACTGCATGGCAACCCAGCTTTTAAAGCGGCGCAAAGCAAGCTGGCTATTGCGCAATTTATTGGCAATGGTGAAATGTGGGCCGAAGCTTTTTCGTCTATGAAAGATATTTTTGAGAAAGCAAAGCACGCAGAAGATTTTATGTTTTGCAGTCGCGAAGAATCTCTCTCAGCCCTGAAATTAAATGATGTCATTTTGAATTATGACATGTATGGCGATTTGGTTTCTGTTAACGCAGACTCTGGCAATGTACGTTATAAAATAAATACCGAAGTATCTTACTAATACCATCATCTTTTATTTAATGCCTTAACTGGCAGGTATGAACACACATTAAATTCAACCGGAGATATGTAAATGGAAGAATTAAAGTTGCACTGTCATGGTTGCGGCGGTTCTTTTGCTCGCGATGAGTTGCAATACCGCCCCTCTGGAAGAGGTGCTTATCGGAGAGACTTTTATTTCTGCCCGGTATGCAATGAGAAAGAAAAGCAGAAAATCGCCCTCTCCGCTGCTGCTTCCTCGTTTCGTAAAACCTTGCCGTCACGACCTGGACACCTTGCCAACAAGCGCTGGTAGGTGAAGGATGATAATCACATCTAACCGTATTCCACCGCATGTAAACGAAAAGGCATCGCAAATCCTCAGCTTGTATAGCAAAGGAAACATAAAGCCATGTCGCATCAAATGCGGAAATTTAAGTTTAAAGATTGGAAGAAAATGGCGTTTATTATCCCGCAATAACGGGAACTGCTGGGAAGTTATGAGCCATGAAAAATACAACCAACTTAAAGACAGGAAAGCACAATCATGAAAATAGAATTTAACGATAAATGTGCAATTGCTACCGCCACGATTACCAGCACGGTTTTTGAATTCCGTCTTCATAACCGCGCTGTTGATACAGCGCTATTTCTTGCTCCTTCGGTTCGCGCTAAGCGTAGCGGTTTCTTTATTTTAAAAACGGTAATTACGGGTAAAACCTCTCACGTACTGAGTGCGTATAAAGCGATTAAAGCGGAGGCATCACGATGAGCAAATCCTTAAATGCGCGTTGTATCCGCCGCTGGAAAGTGAAATTTAAATCTATCTGCGATTCAAAAGTTAACCCCTACTGGCGCAAAAGCGACCTGCGCGGGTATATCCGCGAAGCGGCGCTTACCACCGCTTACAGCATGGTCGAGAGCATGGCTGAACGTAACGCCAAGGTTGACTATGACGGATCGCTGTGTGGCTGGACGCCAGAATTTTCGGCCTGGTATCGGGAACGCCATGAGCAGTACCTGAAAGAAGCGCGTAACTACCTGGACGAAGACGCTACCAACGACGAAATCGACGAAGAGATCGAGAACGAACTTGATGCATGGAACGACTGAAATATCGAGTATCAATACTAAACTGATTTCCAATAATCAACATTAAACCGGGGAACTGATTATAGTTTCCCGGCCATGAGGTTATTTATGGCCGATATTACTCAAGAAGATGAATGGGTGATGGAAAAGGGAATTGTAGCGAAGATGTATATGACTCCCCGGCAAATTAAATCTTACCGGGAGGGGAGATGGATTGAGGGGGTTCATTATAAGAAGCACTCACCTGACCCCGAAGCTTCAGAAGGAAGGGTGACTCTTCTCTACAACTACACCAGGATTAATAGGCTTGTCGGGGAAACATAATGAATATGCCAGCTGGCGTAGAGCTGCATGGGAAGGGAATAAGAATTAGCTTTCTATATCGCGGCATACGGTGCCGCGAAGTTTTGCGGGGCTGGACTGTATCAAATAGCAATATACGAAAGGCTGGTAACCTCCGTGCTTTAATAGTAAGTGAGATTCAGCAGGGGAAGTTTGACTATGCAGAGCATTTTCCTGAATCAAAAGCGATTAAAAAATTTACCACGACACAAAAAGTTAAAACCTTTGGTGAATTATGCAAAGTTTATCTTGATGCCAAAAAGCTTGAGGTTTCAGCTGCCTCATACAGAGGTGCAGAATCACGAATAGCAACACTTTGCGCTATCGTCGGAAGTAATACGCATATTGCAGATATTCAGCATACCGATCTGTTGAATTACAGAAACTTGCTGTTGACGGGAAACACCTTTAGCGATCATGCGCCCTGGTTAAAAAGAAAAGGTCGGGCTGTATCCACGGTCAACGGCCTGATGAACAACCTGACTGCGTTGCTCAAACTGGCTAACCTGAGCGGTTTTATCGAGCATACCCCGCACGAAGGTATAAAGATGCTCAAGCGCTCCAGGAGAGACCCGGATCCGCTTCTCCAGAGTGAGTTCGAAGGTTTTATAAAAGCGCTATCTCCTCGTTATGTTTTACTCTGGACTACAGCTATCTTTACCGGCCTTCGGCATGGAGAGCTTACAGCTTTAGCCTGGGAAGATGTGGACCTTGATAAGGGTGAGCTTCACGTTAGGCGTAATCAGACCAATGAGGGACTGTTTGTGCCACCTAAAACCGAAGCGGGGATCAGAACTGTAACCCTGCTTGAGCCTGCGCTGAACGCTTTACGTGAGCAATTCAAGCTAACTGGCGCATTAAGCAAAACCGAAATCACCTTCCATCACCGCGAACATGGTTTAACTGAACAACAAAAACTGCGGTTCGTGTTTATCCCGCCCAAAAACTGGCGCGGGGAAACGAAGTATTACGGATCTCAGTCTCTGGGGTATAGTTGGGAGGCAGGATTAAAGAAGGCAGGAATCAGGAACAGGCGCCCTTACCAGTCGCGCCACACTTTTGCGTGCTGGTTATTAACTGCCGGTGCTAACCCGTCGTTTATCGCCGGACAGATGGGTCACGAGAACGCGAAGATGGTTTATGAGATTTACTCGAAGTGGATCGGAGAGATGGACCGCAACCAGGTGGAAATGCTGAATAGCAGTTTTTCTGACGTTGTGTCCCAAGGGTGCCCCAAACGCAAGGTAGTTGGTATAAAAAACGTTTGA